TTGATATATTTGATATATCATTTAAAGACATGAGTGGAATGGTTTTTACCATTGATAAATCACAATACAAGGATCTATTAAAAAATTGTCTTGAAGATCTTATCAAATTTGAAGAATATGAATTGTGTAGTGAGATAAAGAAACAATTAGACAAAAAATCTAGAAAGAAAAAAGAAGCTCTTTAAAATATGGGGGTGCCTTGGATTTGCTCCGAATCAAAGGATAGTGTTACATGTAGTGAGATGGTTCTAACTCACTTAAATCAATGGGCAAACAATTAAACGACAATCAAGAATTATCTGATTGGACCTTCGAAGACGCTATGGCGTTTGTCGGAGCTGACGAGTACGCTTTAGCGGCTTAGTCACCAGGGGCAGCTGATAGCCTTGCAACAGAATAGCACACAAAAGTTTTCCTTGTAGTCATAAAACAAGGTGGTGGAGCCGGTGATCATCACTGGTTAGTTCCCTACGGTGCAGAGTTGGTCTGTAAAGACTGATGGAGCAAAGAAGAGATAAAAGCTACTACCCACGTCTCTTACAACTCAGTACTAAACATGTGATACGTTGATGCTATTGCTTTTTTACGGAAACACGGGTTCGACTCCCGTCACCTCCACTCTCAAGGCAACCAGAAATGGTTGCCTTTTTTTATTTAACATATTTATGTTCGAACCAAAAACCATTAAAAATTATGAATTTCAAACAGTGGATCGTTGATTTATTCAAAGATGAACGTGGATCAACATCAATCAAACCAGTAGTAGCCTTCATAGGTACTTTATTCCTTTGCGGTACAATGACTGCAAATTCATTCACAGAAGAACATTTTAAACCAGCGGATAGTTTAGTTGATGCAGTAATGATTATTACAGCAATTGGCTTAGGTGCTGATAGCTTAGATAAATTTTCAAAGAAAAAACCAGAAGATACTACACCTCCAGCTGAATAATACTGTTATGTTGTTATGATAAAAAAACACTAAAACAACATGGACAGTTTAGATAAATTTATTCCTCTATTTTTAGATGGAGGGTGGGTAGTTCTAATTATTGGAGCTGCTGGAATGTTAGCTAGACTAGCAACCAGTAAGAACCCTGAAGACAAGAATCCAGTTCAAGTGGCTAAGAATATCTTAGCCGCTATGACTGCTTCTCTAGTAGCATGGTTCACAATGGAACAATTCCAGATTGCTTCAATGTATAAAGCTATAGCTTATGGTTTAGTAGGTTTGAACTCACCTGAGTTGTTAACAGGTATAGTTAAAATAACAACAGGATTTGCTGAAGACCCTACTAATTTTATTAAAAATATGAAATCTGGAGGGAAACAACCGATTCCTGTAAAGAAAAAAGTAACTAAACCAAAACCAAGGACCAAAAAATAAAGTATGAAACAGTCTACAATAATGGCAGTTTTAACAGCCATAATAATAGGAATAGCAATATTTGGAAAATATACAGACAGTAAAATTCACCAATCAGCAACTACAATTCTTGAAGACCGATTAAAACCAGGACCATTGTTATCACATAGATTTGATTACTATGGTACTTACATTGATGATGCATTTTCAACTAATGTTATTAGTATAGACACATTATTACTCCATAAAGAAGATATATTAAAATCAAGAGAAGAAACAGATAAAGAATGGAAAGCATATCTTGCTACTTATTTAGTACCTGAAGAAGATTCAGTTGCTAAATTAGCAGATAAGCAGATGGTTGATATTGATAAGAAATTAGATGATATATTTAAATTAGCTACAACTGATAAGACTGCTGCTCAGAAAATGTTAGAACAGAGCGGAATTAAAGAAGAATTACCATTAGTAACAGATAGAATTAACTGGTTAACTGATCTACAGACTAGAGTAGGTCAACAAGAAACAGTTAAAATGTTATCATTAATTAAAATGTTTGACAATTTTATGATTGGTGCTATGGCTTTAGCAATAATGTTAGCTGGTTCTATAGCATATGCTAAATTTAAAGATAAAAAACAAACCCCAACTAAAACTAGAGGAACTAAAAAACCCGCAACAAAGAAACCAGTTAAAAAGCCAATTAGAAAGAAAAAATGAAAAAGTTAATCGTTGTTATACTTCTATTAGTCAGTTCAGTAGCGTATAGCCAAAAAAATTATGTATGTGTAGGTACAGGAGTATTTTTTAATTCACCCATCAGTGATTGGAAGAATACATTAGGTGCTAATATTGAATATGGTCGTTATTTAAAATCAAACATAGCAGTAGGTGTTAATTTTGGTTATTGGTCATTTTTAAAGGGGTATGAATATAATGGTCTAAAAATTTCATTCCCCATTTACAGCAATGATTATTATTCATTTTCATTTAGTGGTGGAATGAATTATTTTTATTCCTATAGAGATATCTTATTGGAGTATGACTTCAATGCTAATATTTATATAAGTAAAAATAAAACTGTTTCATTAGCTCTTAACTACTGTAGACAAAGTGGTTTGGGTTATGATAAAGCTGAAAGTTTTAATTTTGGAATTAATAAAGATTTTTAATAAATAAAAATAAAGTAACATGAACTTAGACAAATTAAAAGGACATATCCCAGACACAGTTATTGCTCAATTACCAGAAACAATAGCTAAATTTGAATTAAACACCCCATTACGTCTTGCTCATTTCTTAGCTCAAGCAGGACATGAATCAGGTGGATTTAAAGCAGTAACTGAAAATCTTAACTATGGAGCTAAGGGATTACTCAATGTATTTCCAAAATATTTTAATGGTGAAACAGCTGCTTTATATGAGCGCAAACCAGAAAAAATAGCAAACATTGTTTATGCTAGCAGAATGGGTAATGGAGATAAGGCAACAGGTGACGGATATAAATTCCGTGGACGTGGTTATATCCAGTTAACTGGTCGTAACAACTATGTTGAGTTTTCTAAAGCAATAAATGAAGATTTAACAGCTAACCCTGATTTAGTAGCAACTAAATATCCATTATTGTCTGCTGCTTGGTTTTTCCATAAAAATGGTTTACATAAGATTGCTGATGGTGGAGCAACTGATGCAGTAGTAACATCTGTTACAAAACGTGTTAATGGTGGTACAATTGGTTTAGCTGATCGCCTTAAGCACTTCAAAGAATATTATAGTTTATTAGCCTAATTCGGAAAGGCAAAGTTGGAATCTTATCTTTGGCGTATGAGTTACGTTAGAGATAAGATTTCTTCATTCACACCAACCAAATACAACCAATTTTATTGGTGGCGCAGGTTTAAATCACGTGAAATACTTCATCCACTCAAACCATTGTATGATAAAATCAAAAATGGTGATTATGAAGTGAGTGATTATTTTTATCAAGCCAAGTATGAACTTGAATTGATGGAAGAAAAACTTGCTACAATTAAAAATCCTGAAGATCAACATGAGCAAAGAGGGTTATGTATGGAACGTCATAGGCGTTTGATGAATGACTATGAGAAGGATGAAGCTAACATAATGAAAAGTCTCTATAAGGACTTTAGAGTAACATTTGGAATGTCAGAAGAACAGTTGGATATTTACATGGAAATTTGTGATGGTGACTTAATGTGCCTGTACAATACAGTGAAACAAGATTATTTAACTAAACATCCTGAACGTGCTAAATTGGTATAAAAGAATAAAAAACATAATTCGCTGGATTCCAGTATTATGGAAGGATAGGGATTGGGATCATTATTATATTTTTGAAATATTAAAAACCAAACTCAAATTCCAAAGCGAATATATTCGTAAAAAAGGGTACCATGAAAACTCAGAACATGAAGCTAATAGAATGGATTTGTGTATCAAATTGATTAATAGAGTTCAAAACGAATATTATATTGATCAATTAGTAAAAAATAAAAGAGAAGATTTTGATGAAAGTGATATAAGAAAAGCTTTTAACAAACACGACAAAGCAAAACGAATATTATTTAAATTATTAGAAAACAATATTGAAAAATGGTGGGATTGATTGTAGCAGCAGTTATTTCAGTTGTAATAGGTGTAATAGCATTTTTATGGGCTGATGGAATTGATCATATGAAAAGAAATCATCCCGACTATAAAGGGGAAGATTTTCTAGATTGGGATAATCATACTGAAAACGAATTTTAATGGAAACAATTTTACATACATTAGGTATTTGTGGTGATCATAATAACCACATAAGCCTTATCTCAGCTTTGTCTGAGTTGCAACATACATTTATTTACTTAAAAAATTATTTTAGATTATGAAAAAGTACATTGGTCCTGTTTTGAGTTTAGCTAGTATAGGATTATTATTCTACATTGTTTACAACCAAAAAGGACAAATCAAAGAATTGAAATCTTCATTAAACGCAACCACTCAGAAAATTCAAACAGTAGATTCACTACATACTGTTATTGACTCATTGAGTAATGAAGTATTCATTGAGCATACAAATGCTGAGCGTTATGAAATTGCTTTGGATCGTTTGGAAGAAGAAGATTCATTAACAGCAGCTATTTTTGAAATTTATTTACATCAAACAGAATAAATGCATATAATTTACGGTATATTATGGGGAATAGTAGCTCAAGTCGTTACGTATATTCAATTGCAAGGTCAACTTAAATTTGAGTGGCTAAAACAAAATATGTGGTTTGGAGTATTAATGGGTATTCCTATCTCATTTATGTTCATGCAATCAGTAAAGAATTTTGTATTAGCATTTGGGGGTGAAATATGGCCATCACGTTTACTTGGCTTTGGTATTGGTGTAATTATATTTACAATAATGTCAGAACTAATGTTTAGAGAGCCATTCACATTAAAAACAGGTGTCTGCTTATTTTTAGCATTACTAATTATACTAACTCAAATATTTTGGAAATGAATTATTTAGATAGAGATTATCAATACCTTCTAGATTGTATCTTAAGTAAGGGAATAGAGAAAAAAGATAGAACAGGAACAG